AAGCCAGTACTGGGTAATGACCAATTTGCCATAGGGTGTGATATTTCCTTTGGAACCGGCTCGTCAAACTCGGTCGCCTCAGTCGGGAATCGCAAAACTCGCCAGAAAGTAGCGCAACTCACATGCAACGGGCTATCGCCAGAGCGGTTTGCCATCTATGTCGTCGCCCTCTGCCGCTGGTTTGAGGATGCCTTTCTTGGCTGGGACGCGCTAGGGCCTGGGCACCCCTTCAAAAACGTCGTGGTTGAGCAGGGTTATGGGAACATTTACTATAAACGGAACGAAAAAACGTGGGTTCGCAAGCCAACAGACCTCCCCGGCTTCTGGTGCACTCAGCAGAACAAAATCGCGCTGATCGGCGCGTATGCTGAAGATTTATCGAGTGGCAACTTCAAAAACCCAGCCATCGACGCGATAACAGAGTGTACGGAATACGTGTTTGATGGGCGTTCCATCGAACATGTGAAGTCGCTGAGCAACGGCGATCCGTCCGCCAGTGGTGATAACCACGGCGATATGGTGATAGCAGATGCCATCCTAAATCTGCTGTGCCATGATAGGCCGCAGGAAGTGCCGGCAATCGTGCCGGCCAGACCAGAGGAATTTACCTTTGGTCACAGGCTGAGAGAGGCCGTAGAGCGCAGGAATCGAGCGCATCAGGAGAATTGGCACCATGTCTGATGAAAAAAATCAAAACGCGATCAAAGTCAACATGAAACCGGTGGATGAGCCAGAAGTCAAGGCGACTCCAAAGGCACCGGTGGATGATGACGACGCACTTCCTACCGTGGCTGTTGGCAAAGAAGTCCGTTTTGTGAATTTCAAGAACAACGAGGAAGGCAACCCAAAAATACTTCCGGCCACGATTTGCAAAGTTCACACCCTGAAAAACGTGGATTTACAAGTCCGCAACAACGGATTGATTTTCGACGTTCCCTCCGTCAAGCGCAATGACGACAAGGAAACCCCTAGGAGTTGGCATCTGTAGGGACACATGGAAGCAACCGCCGAATACACCAACACGGCGCAGGCAGGGGCCGATCCATTCTCAGACCGCAAAGTCAAACGGCTTCGCAAGGCGCTTGAGCACGGACGCACAGCGCTGAAGCCATTCCGCGATGAGCGCATTGAAGCCATCCGCCAGTACGTCGGCTTTCACTATTCAAAGAACGGCGCAAAAGACCATGTGCCAGTCAACTTGATTGAATTGGCCGCGAGTATTTACATGCGCTCGCTGGCGGCAAAAGCGCCCGACGTTTCAATCTCGACCAGCTTCCAAGAATTAAAGTCAATGGCGTACAACTTAGAGCTTGGCACAAACCACCTGATTCAAAAGATAAAGTTTGGAAAGACGATCAAAGCCGTGGTGCTTGAAGCGCTACTGTCGCCGCTGGGTATTTTGAAGTGCGGCTTGAATGCCGGAATGTACACCACTCAAACCACATTCACACAGGAAGTCGGACAGCCATTTTGTGAACTTGTGACTTTGGACGATTGGGTTCACGACGGCACAGCGCGGGTGTACGAAGAAGTTCAATTCGCTGGCAACCGCTACAGAATCCCTTTGGATAACGCAAAAGAAAATGAAAACTTCGATGAAAAAGAACGCAATAAATTAACTGCCACAGCACGGGTCAGATTTTCAGAGGATGGTTCCAGCCGCGCCGATGATATTTCACGCGGCGAAGGAGAGACGGACGAATATATTGATTTCACGGAGTTGTGGGAATTGTGGTGTCCGATGGACAATATCATCCTCACGCTTCCACTGGAAGGCAGCGGCAAGCCGCTGGAAGTCAAAGAGTGGGAAGGGCCGGACGGCGGGCTGTACCATCTGCTTGGCTTTACGGATGTCCCCGGAAACCTAATGCCGCTTGCGCCTGTCTCAGGCTGGCGTGATTTGCACGACCTGGCCAACTCGCTTTTCCGCAAACTTCACGACCAAGCCATGCGCCAGAAAACCATAACAAAGGTACGGCGCGGGGCAGAAAAGGATGGCGAACGCACTGTTGCTGCAAACGACGGGGACGTGATTACATCCGACGATCCGTCAAGTACAGTCACGGATAAGCACGGCGGAATTGACCAGTCCAATTTTGGATTCTTCCTGCAAACCAAAGATTTGTTTTCGTGGCGGGCCGGTAATCTGGACATCATGGGCGGACTGTCCCCGCAGGCCGACACTTTCGGGCAGGAAAAATTGCTCGATCAATCTTCATCGAAGCGCATCAATGAAATGCAGGATCGGGTTTATGATTTTGTGCAGCCTGTCATCCGCGATCTGGCGTGGTACTTGTGGACAGACCCATTGATTGAACTGCCACTGGTTAAGCCGATTGCCGGAACAGACATCAACATCAACCATCGGTGGACACCTGAAGAGCGGGCTGGCGACTTTCTGGATTACAACTTAAAGATTGTCGCAAACTCAATGCAGGTGCAAACACCGGCGATGAAGTCAGCACAGATCAAGGAATGGGTGCAAACGATGCTTGTGCCGCTGGGCCAGCAAATGCAGGCGCAGGGCATGGGTGTGAATTTTGAGGGGTTGTTCAGGACTCTTGCGAAATACGACAATCTGGATGACTTGGACGATTTGATTATTTTCATGCAACAGCAAATGCAGCAACCTGGCCCGGTTGGGCAACCACCGGCCAAAGCAGCCATGACAACGAGACGGTATGAGCGTGTCAACCGGCCAGGTGCTACACGACAGGGCGCAGATCAAGCGCTCATTTCATCGCTCATGGGCGGAAACCCGCAACAGGCAGAATTGGAAGCCATCGGGAGGCCGCAGACCTAATGATTTACATGTTTACATGCCATGAATGCGGCCAGTCCGCCACGAAGGTATTACCTATGAGCAAGCGGTATAAGAAGTTTCTCTGCGCTTGCGGCGGTGTGACGCAGTATGACTTCGCGGCAACGCTGCAAGGGCAGAAGCAGGTTACAGCCGGCGGAGCGTGGCCGCAGCACTCCTACGCGCTTGGGGTGCAGCCTAATCAGGTCAAGGAAGCCAGAGATCACAGCCTCAAAATCGGAGTGCCGACAGAATTTGACAAGGCTGGCGATCCGATACTGACTTCACCAGAGCATTACAAGCGGTACGCGGAAGGGTGTGGATTCTACACGCGCAATGGTTTTGGCGGACGGGGCGAAGCTCGCAAACAAGTGAGGATTGAAAGCTAATGGCTGACGAGATTGACACTGGAAATAAAGAGTCAGGCGGAACGGTTGAAGTTGAAGCAACTCCCGCGCCTGAGTCTCAATACGTTTCACAAGACCCTTCCGAGACACGAGAGCCGGAAGGGCCGCTCGGCGCAGGCAACCGCGCCGAAAAAGACCAGCAGGAGATAAAAGTCCCTGATGGGAAAGAGCAGGATGGAAAAGCTGGCGAGACAAGTTCCGCCATCAGTCCGTACTTGCTTGAACGGGCGCAGGCTTTGGGGCTTACCGCAGAAGAAGCCCTTGAACACGGCAGTTCCGCCGGCCTTGAGCGAACGCTTCGCTATTTGGAGCGCACCGCCTCAAAGCAGGAGAAGAAGCCTGAAGCGGAAACTGAGAAAGAATTCCGGCTTGCTCTTGAGGATGACGAGGATGTACACGAAAGCATCCGCAAGGGTATCACGGAATATCGCGAGCATACGCAAAAAGAGATTGCCGCGATGAAGGCCGAGCACAAACAGGTGATGGATCACTACCAGAAAGAGCAGGAGCGCAAAGTCGAAGAAACCGTGGATAAACTCTTTGGAGAACTCCCCGAAGAATACCGCGATCTTTTCGGCACCGGGCCAGTCAGGAAAATGGATCGCAATTCGCCGCAGCGGGCGAATGTGCAGAAAGTGCTTCATGCGATGTCTGCCATTTACCAGCTTGATGAGCAGAATGGGCGCGAACCTGTCAGTGAAAAAGAACTACACCAGAGGGCGATTTCGTATGCCTTTGGTGACCAAACAAAAACGCTTGCGCGAAAGGAAGTTGAGGCCTCTCTGCAAAAGCGCAGTCGTCTTCATGTTTCGCGCCCAAGTCAGCGGGATGCTTCCGAGCTTGTCAGCCGTGAAGACAAGGCTTTAGCCCACATCAAGGCGGTGCGGGAACGGGCAGCCAAGCGTTAAACACATAAACCAACACAAAGGAACTTTGAGACATGGCTTATCAGGATTCAGACTTTGTAGACCTTATCCAAGGGACGCAGAAACAGCTTGGAGAGCAGAAGTTCACCAACATTGCCACGCGGCTGCAAAGCTACGAGATCATGGGCAAACTGTTGAAGGAACAAAAACTAAAATTCGACGGCGGAACCGCGATCCAGCGCAACGCTCTGACAGACCACTCCGATTCGGCTCGCATGGTTGGACTTGCGGAAGTTGACGTGGTGAACATCCCGGCGCTCATCGGGAAGTACGAAGTCCCGTGGCGTCACACGACGGCCAGCTACGCTTACGAGCGGCGCGAGCTTTTGATGAACAACGGGGATCGTAAGATTCTCGATTTGGTCAAAACGCGCATGACCGCCACAAAGATTGCGCTGGCGGAACTGATGGAAACGCAAGGCTGGACAAAGCCCGTTGACAGCACGGACGGCATAAACCTGTGGGGAATCCCGACGTTCGTTGTCAAGAACGCCACGGCAGGATTTACCGGCACCAATCCGTCAGGGTACACCGGCGGTTACGGCAGCTTAAGTTCCACGACGTATCCGCGCTGGGCCAACTACGCCGGCCCCTACACCAATGTCACCAAGGCCGATCTCATTAAGTCCATGAGAACGGCCAGCCGCAAAACCAACTGGAAGTCGCCAGTGGACATCAACGACTACCGCACTGGCACCGGCCAGGAGCAGCGCATCTACGTCAATGAAGCGACGATGGCTTCACTGGAAGATGTGGGCGAAAGCGCCAATGAGAATCTTGGGCGCGATTTGTCGTACTACGACGACGATTTGACGTTCAAGAAACACGCGATCAAGTGGGTGCCGAAGCTGGACGCAGACACCACCAATCCCGTGTACATGCTCAATCTGGCGGACATCCATATCGTCTGTCTGGAAGGCGACTACATGTATGTCAGCGATCCCAAGAGCGCGAGTGGAAACGGTTTGGCGCACACAGTGTTCGCCGGTTTCATCGACTTGACGTGGAACATGGTGTGCGACAACCGCCGCACTCAGGCTGTTTTGAGTCTCTAATCACTCACTGAAACGAAAGGAAGTAATGCAATGATTCCGATTCTTTTGAAAGGCGCGAGCACGGACGAAGGCTTGAGCGGCTCGATTTGGGGAAACTTCCCTGTCGATGCCGCAAAGTCAGATCCGCGCAAAGGAAAGTTCTGGATGACGCGATTCACGGAAACACAGAAAGGCACGGACTCAACCGAGAAGCTTGGTTTTCTTTCGGTTGAAACGGGCACCGGGACTCTGACCATTGATACCACCATCTTTCCATCTGCGATGAAGCAGTTGGTAACGGCGAACGATGACGAGTCCACGATTGAAGGCGGGGACGGCACTGGCGGTCTGTGGAAGCTCACGGCTGGCAGCGGTCCGGCGCTTTGCTTTGAGGCGCGGGTGCAGTTCAGCAACAT